GGAGCTGCGCGAGGCCGCGGCGAAGGCGAAGAACGATCCCGCCTCGCTCAACAGCTTCCTGCGCTTCCGGATGTCGGTATGGACCGCGTCGGACGTTGCCTGGATGCCTTTGCGCGCATGGGACGCCTGCACAGCTCCAGTCGACCGCCAGGCGCTGAAGGGTCGGGATTGCATCTGTGGCCTCGATCTTTCGACGACGACCGACATCAGCGCGTTCGTCATGCTGTTTCCGCCGGTTGCCGACGATCCGCACTGGTATGTAGTTCCCGAGTTCTTTCTGCCGGCCGAGAGCATTGAAGATCGCGTCAAGCGCGACCGGGTTCCATATGATGTTTGGGCGAAAGCCGGTCTGTTCAACCTGACCGCGAATGGCCGCATCATCGACTATGACGTGATTCGCGCGAAGATCCGCGAAATGGCTGAACTGTACACCTTCAAGGAGATTGTGTTCGACCGTTGGAATTCGAGCGACCTGGTCCGCAACCTTGAGACTGACGGTTTCACGATGATCAAGTGCGGCCAGGGCTTCAACGATATGCACGCGCCAGTGAAGCGGATGATGGAGATCGTGCTCGAAGGAAAGTGGGCCCACGGCCGTCATCCGGTGATGCGCTGGATGGCCCTCAACGTCGTGGCTTACGTTGACGCGGCTGGTAATACGAAGTTCGACAAGGCCAAGTCGAAGGAAAAGATTGACGGGATGCAGGCCAGCGCCATGGCGCTCTTCCGTGCGATGCAGGTACCGGCCCGGCAGTTTACGAGTCCGCGAGTGAGGGTCTGTTGAATAAGAAGCTTGTTATCTCGTGCCTTTGGAACCTGCTCTTTCTCGCCGGCGCGGCAATTGTCGCCTTCGGCCTCTGGTTGGCGTGGCATCCGCTGGGGTTCATCGCGGCCGGCCTCGTTTTGGCAATCCTCGGATATGGCGGCGGCTTTGAGCAGGCCAGAAGGGCACAGCGTCGATGAGTATTCTTAGCGCCTTTACTTCGGGCATCATGGCTGCTACCGGCGGCGGAGCTTCAGCGGCGGAAATCGCAGGGCTCAGTGAGCGCCAGTTCGACAATGGAGGCTGGTACAGCCGCTCGGCGAGCGGGATGCGTGTCTCTCCTCACGCCGCGAAGCGTCTCCCTGTGTTCTTCGCCTGTGTTGCCAAGCGCGCCACGTCGATCGCGATGCTGCCCTGCAAGATGATGTCGGACGATGGCAAGGGCGGTCACAAGCCTGCGACGAATCACCCGCTGTATGACGTGCTCTATTCGCGTCCGAATCACATCCAGTCGGCGTTCGAGTTTTGGTTCATGATGGAAGCGCATCTGTGCATGCGCGGCAATTCGTATGCTGAGATTATTCCCGGGGCCCGCGGCGCTGTAGACGAGCTGATGCCGATGCACCCCGACCGGGTCCGCGTCGAACGGCTGTTGGGTTCTGGCCGTATGCGCTACCGATACACGGATCCGCTCACCAACACGGTGCGCATCCTGATGCAGGATGAGGTGTTTCATCGCCGCGAGAATCCCGACGAGGTCGGCATCGGCCAGTCGCGTATCGAGGTAGGTTGCGAAGCGATCGGCCTCGGGCTGCAGCGGCAGGATTACATGGCCCGCTTTACGCGCAACGATGCGACCCCCGGCGCCGTGTTTACAGGAGCGGACTTCAAGACGATTGAAGATGAAGATGATTTTGTGGAGAGCGTCCGCAAGGCCCGCACCGGAGCAAACGCTGGCAGGCCTTACCTTCTACCTCCGGGCATGAATATGAAGTCGCTCGGCTTCACGCCGGTTCAGGCGCAGCTCGTCGAGGCGGGCAAGCTCTCCGATCAGCAGATCTGTTCGCTGATGGGCGTACTTCCTCACACGGTGGGCATTGACGCGGGCAAGGCGGCGACCTTTGCCAGCACCGAGCAGTTCAACCTCATGGATGTGCAGCAGCGGGTATTGCCGCAGGTCATCGCGGCGGAGCAGGACATCTCGCGATCGCTGGTGACAAACACTGCGCGGTTCTTCCCGAAGTTCTCCGTCGCGTCTCTGATGCGCGGCGATGCCGCAACCCGCGGCGAGTTCTACCAGGCGCTCGCGGGTATCGGCTGGATGTGCGCCGACGAAGGCCGCGAGCTTGAAGACATGGGGCCAATCCCCGACGGCTCAGGAAAACGCTTCTGGAATCCGCTGAACTGGGGCTTGACCGACCGTAAACCCGCGACTACGCCACCCACATCGACGGGCGTTGGCGTTCCGGAGGATGAGGACGAGGACGATGCGACCGATCCAACTCAGGGCGGCAGCGACAACGAAGAAGATGCCGAGGAAGCCGACAAAGAGCAGGCTCGCGCTGCCGGTCTCGGATTGATCAAGGCACTCGTCACCCACAACCGCACCGATCCGCGCACGGAGGCAGCATGAGCAAGTCCTACAGTCACATCCTGGGAGCGGTCGCATCCGAGGTTTGGGCCGTCCAGCCGGAAAAGCTGATGGCGATCGTCGGATTTCTGCAGCTCAAAGCGCAGGGGCTCGAGCCGGAGCTGAACGTCGTCGCCCGGATCAAGGCTTCGGCGGTTGAGGCAGCGTCCCGGTCGCAGAATGTGTCGGCATCGTCCAGCGGTGCCGTTGCGGTGCTGCCGCTCTTTGGCCTGATTATGCAGCGCGGCAACATGATGGGCGACATCTCCGGACCGCGCGGCACGTCGGTGGAGCAATTCACCCAGCAGTTCCGCCAGGCGCTCAACGATCCCGGCGTATCGGCCATTGTCATCGATATCGACTCCCCCGGCGGTTGCGTCTCGGGTGTCCCCGAACTTGCCAGCGAGATCCTTTCCGCACGCAAGACGAGTGGGAAGAAGATCATCGCCGTTTCGGACTGTCTTTGCGCGTCGGCGGCTTACTGGATTGCTTCGGCGTGCAGTGAAATTGTGGTCAGCCCGTCATCTTTCACTGGATCGATCGGCGTGTACACCGTGCATGAGGATATTTCCAAGCAGCTCGAACAGAAAGGCATCTCCGCCACGCTGATTTCGTATGGGGCCAACAAGGTCCAGGGCAATAGTCTCGGCCCATTAAGTGACGATGATCGCGCCGAGTTGCAGGATCGCGTTACCACGATCGGGGTCAGTTTTACCAAGGCCGTAGCGCAAGGCCGCAGGATGAAAGTTGCCGACGTGGACGCGAAGCTGGGTCAAGGCAAAGTCTTCAACGCCCAGAAAGCTGTGTCGAGTGGCATGGCGGATAGCATTGGCACGCTCGATGGGGTGTTGGCGCGCTTCGGAGTCAGCCGCACACCTTCGGCCTCGTCTCAGGCTCACAGCAGCGTCGTGCAGCCAATGGCAGCGTCAGGCGCCCTTCGCGCGGACGCGGATGCCGACGGTTGCCTGTGCGAGTGTGATCCGTGCATCGCCGGCGACTGCGGCGAGTGCGAGACCGTTGATTGCGAGCTCGCCGGCTGCAACTGTGCTCCTGCCGTGCGCGTGCGCGCCGGCAAAGCGAAGGCGTTGCAAGCGCAGATTGCCCACAACCGCCGCGAGCGCGAGCTTCAACTCGCAAACGCCTTCTAACCGAACTTACTCACCTCAGATTTTTCCCGGCAGCGACTGCTGTCGACATCCTGTGGCTTACAAAGCTGCGCGCCCAATCGCGTGTCTCCTGCCGTAACGTCCCAGCCAACCTCAACCCTTCAACCCCCCACAAGGAGAAAACAGTGGACATCAAGAAGTTGCGGCAGGATCGAGTCGACGCTTTCAATGCGGCAAAGGCTGTGCATGCAGCCGCTGTCGGTCGCGTCATGACCACCGAGGAGGGCGCGCAGTACGACGCTCACATGGCGAACGTTGCCACCCTCGACACCAATATCGCCCGCGCCCAGCAGATGCTGGATGCCGAACGCACCGCTCCTGCCATTCAAGTCGAGGTCTCTCTGCCGGAAGCTTCCAAGCGGCCGTTTGCCTCACTCGGCGAGCAGCTCATCGCGGTCAAGAATTACGCTGTCTCTCAAGGCCGCGTTCGCGACGAGCGTCTGTTCGCCTCGGCCACGGGTCAGAATGAGACGATCGACACCGAGGGCGGCTTCCTGGTCGGAACCGAAGTGGCTCCCGATCTGCTGACGCGCACTATCGATGCCGGTGTCATTTCGAGCCGTTGCCGCACGCGTCCCATGAGTTCTCCTCGCCTGGTGTTGAACGGTATCGATGACGCGAACCGCGTTGGCGGTCCGGCTGGCGCTGGCATCCTCGTGGTGCGGGCTGCAGAGGCCGCGGGAATCAACTTCAGCAAGCTGAAGCTGCGCCGCACCGAACTGAACGCCAATAAGCTGCTGGGCTTCTATATGGCCACCGATGAGGTTCTGGAAGACGCACCCGCGTTGCAGTCGGAGATCAACGATTACTTCCCGGACGCGTTCTCCTGGGTGATCGACAACGAGGTCCTCAACGGAACCGGCGCAGGCCAGTTCCTTGGCATTCTCAACTCGGGCGCCACTGTGGTTCAGGCAAAGGATTCCGGCCAGACCCTGGCCGCCAATCCGATCACCACTTCGAACGTCCTCAACATGATCTCGCGGCTCTGGATTCGCAGCCGCGCGACTGCCGCTTTCTTTGTCGGACCCGATGCCGAGGCTTATTTGCCCACGCTGACGATTCCCGGTGCGGCCGGTACCGCGGTGGCCCTGTACACGCCTCCGGGAACCGGGTTCAACAACTCGAAATACGGCATGCTGCGCGGGATTCCGGTCATTCCCGTGGAGCAGACCGCCGCACTCGGAACGCAGGGAGATTTCATTCTTGCCGACCTCGATCAGTACCTCATCGGTTCGCGCAATGGGGTTCAGTTCGCCAGCTCGATCCATGTGCAGTTCCTCACGGATCAGCAGGTATTCCGCTGGACCGTTCGCAATGACGGCGCACCCCTCTGGGACAAGCCGGTCACGCAGAACAACTCGGCGAACAAGGTCAGCCCGTTCGTGGTCCTCGCAACCCGCACCTAATCGCGGGCTCCTCAACCTCAACCCAAAAACCCGCGAGCGGGCCCATTAGATCGCCCCGCTCGCACACTCCGGCCATGCCGGGAAAGGAATCATCATGGGAGCTCGTGGTTACAACATCGCAGAGGAAGGGCACGTTGTGCCCGTTCTCAACCCTGCCAGCATTTCTGGCGGGGTCACCGGCCTTGTCTTCGGCATGCGTTTCGCGTCGAAGGCGAACATCATCATCCAGTGGGGAGCGCTTGCGGCCGCGCAGGGCGCTGTCACTCTGAACGCTTGCACCAGCGAGGCCGGGGCGAACCCGACGCCCATCGCATTCGACCGCTATCAGCAGTTGCTGGCTGGGGCTGGAAACGATGTGCTCGCGCCGCGTGCGTCGGTCACGGCTGCAGGCTATACGCCCAGCGACGTGCCCAACACGGTCGATGTGCTGCATGTGCAGGCGGACGAGCTGCCCCCTGGCTCTCCCTATCTGCAACTGGCGATCGCCGATGGAACCAACGTCGACATGGCCTCCGCAGTCGCCATCCTCACGGGTGTCCGCTACCAGGGCATCTCCAACCAGACCACAACTGTCTAAGCGCAACCGCAAGCCAAGCCGGGGCGGATCAACCAGTCCGCTCCGGCCCTTTTTGAAGGTTCTCGATGGAAATCCTGATGATGATTGGCAGCTACGCCGGCGAGATTCGCGATGTGCGTCCGGACTGCGCCCACGGGCTGATCGAGCGCGGCGAAGCCATCGATCCAAACATACCCGTCAGCTCAGAGATAGATGTCGTCGCTTCTGTCGCCCCCGCTGACATCGTCCCGGACGGTCATAAAAAGGCAAAGCGCTAAATGCCAATCAATCTCATCGCCGGGCCAACTGTCGAGCCGGTCACGCTCGCCGATCTGAAGATCCAGTGCGGACTCTCGCCGATCGAGGATACCGACCACGTCCGCGAGCTCGCCAACGCGCAGCAGCTCCGCCGCTTCATCCGGGGCGCGCGCACGATGTGCGAGAACACCACGCGCCGCGCCTTCCTCACGCAGACCTGGGGGTTTACCTTCAATCGCTGGCCTCGCCCGGGTGAGCGATACGCGCATCATCTGCGGCAGCACGCGTTCTGGCTTCCGAAGCCGCCGTTTCAATCGCTGCTATCGTTCACTTACACCGACTGGGCCGAAAATCTCCAGAACATCATCGCTCCCGTCCTTGTTCCGCCGGCAACTCAGCCCGGCAGCAACATCCCCACCAACTTTACGGACGCGCCCTGGGGATTGTCGCTCTCTCCGGGCAGCGAGACGCAATCCGCGCTGATCGAGCCGCCGTGGCCGCTGGTCTGGCCGCCCGACCTTCCCATTCTCAATAGCATCGCGCTCACCTTCAAATGTGGCTATGGCGGTCCGGTCACCGTCAGCACTACGGCAAGCTCTTCGATTCTCACTGGACCGGTCTGGAGCCCGGGCGACGTTGGACGGCC